TATCGGCCAGTGGTTCAGCTGCAGGACTGCCGGCGATAGCTAGTTTGATGACTGTTTTCCGGAGGTTGAGCTTGGTCTGAAGTCTTCCCTGGTGATAAGCAGTATAGATAGGCGAACTATGATGATTTTTGCAAATATCACAGAAGAAGTCCCGTTGGTCAACTGGGATATTCAATAAAATGGCAATTTCCCCCGGTGGTAAGAGGGCGGAAGACATTTCTTTTATCTGTTGCAGAACTTCTTCGGATAAGGTCATCATTCTAATATATCATAGCGAATGGCATTTTCATACGCTTGGTTAAACATTTGTGAGAAGTATTCGTAATGTTTTCCGGAGGTAAAATAGAAACCATTTTCCCATCGGTGGTTTTGATTAAGGTTTGCAGATCCGGCAATCCCGAATTTATGTTGCCTATTCTCGACTAATAATAGTTTGGCATGACATGAATCAATTCGGATGGACGGACTAATATTTGAGGCAAACAGTAATAGATCGAGTTTATGACGTTTTACTGTCATATCCAGTAGAAGTGTCAGGCTTTCTATTTTTCTTTCGTCAGCGAGAAAAAAAAGAGGGCGTAGGCTATCTTCAGAGATACTGAATGTCATGATCTTCACTTTTGCTGGGCCGATCGCAGATAAAAGAGAGGGCAATACTTCATGTATTGCCCAGTCTCCCTTGTGCATAAACGGTTCAATAGAATCTGGACACAATGCAAGTGGAAAGTTATCCTGAAATCTTTTCACCTTGTGTTAGTGCTATTTCAGCCTCCAATGTGGCAAGTTCTGTCTGATACTTCTCAATACGGTCTAAAGCATTTTGCATAACGGTTTGTTTTCCATCTTTTTGAGCACGGTCAGCAGCTGCTTTACTGTTGGATATGTTGTTCTTCAAACGTTTGATTTGACGGGCTATTTCAATACCACGCACAATGCTGTTTTCACTGAATTCCGGTCTCTTTTCTTCTAATTGCAGATTTCCTTTTCCTTCAGCCCAGGAGTCAATCTGTTTCCATAGCTTGCGTCGTTCGTCGTCGAGCTTGCATAGTTCTTCAGCTATCGGTTGTCGTTCTTCTACAGGAAGTTCCGGATTTGCGACATCATTATGCAGGCTTGCATATAATGGGGCGATCTCCTTGATACGATTGTAGGCCTTGCGAATGGATGGATTGAGTGACTCTTCGGTAATGATTTTAACGCCTGGTGTACTTAAGGCGTTGATCTCATTACGTAGTTCTGTGAGTTCAGACATTTTTTCTTCGAATTGTTCCTGAAGGGAGACTAATTCTTCCGCATGATTTTCATTGTCGCTTTCTAGTTCGTCAACGCGAGATTGGATATCAGTGATTACTGTCTCCAGATTGATCATTTCCAGTTTCTTGCTTTCGATCGCTTCTTTCCGTTCGTCATCACTCATCGTTTTTACTACGATTATTTCCTCCATTGCTGCCGGGTAGATAGCAGGAGAAAATTTGATTTCCTTGTCAATCTTCGTGAGACTATTGACGAGTTGTGTAAAATGTGGATCGAAGATATGTGGAGCTTCTGGAGCTTTTGCAAAATAAGCAGAGAACCTTTTCTTGGCTGGTTCCTTTGCGAGTGCCTCGAAAAGAACTATACCGTCAGCGTATTTGCGCTGACGGTCGCCTAACCATTGAGTCAATTGTTCTTGTCTGGTCATACACTTGGAGATGGTGCGGGTTTTAATCCTGCTATGACTTCCATGTCAATTGGTGTTTGTAGGAAGATGGCTGAATAATTGGAGTCTACGGTAGCTGTGTAAGTGGTACCACGACGATCGGCTCTTGCTTTACCTCCGTTGAAAGATGGTGCGGTGGTTGCATACAAGCCGGGTTGCCCCAGGATCATTTGTTTGCCATCTGCATCTTCAAAGATATAATATCCTGGAGTGTTTTTGATTAGTGCATTGAATGCGTGCATTCCTGGAGTATTGCCAGGGAAAAAGAAACCGAGCGTACATTTATAGCTGATACCGTCGGCTTCTCCTTGCTGTTCTGCTTTATATTCAACGGTTGCTTCGGTACTGTATAGGTAAATAGGTTGTTTGTAAGTTCCTTCAGCTGGAAACGTAAATGATCCGGCTGCCGTTATTAATTCTTCGTTACTGGTTGCTTTTGATGGATCCGGTACGGTTGGAACAGTCTCAGGAGCATTAAAAGGAACAAAAAGCAACATTCCCTTATAACCTCCCATGTTGTTTTGACCAACTTCCCATTTTAATGGAGCGAATGCGGGACCGGCAGCCATCATGATTAAAGTATCTCCATTGAGATGGCACGTCTGCGAATGCAGTTCGGGGACTGTAATAACCAAAGCTACAAATAAAACGCAGAGAATCAAATAAATGTATTTTTTCATTTGTATAAAAGTTTAGAATAAATAAATAGGAGTGGCCAAACATGACCACTCTTTAGTTATTGAAGATTAAGAGTAGGTTCCGGTTGCGGTTACCACTTCTCCCGCTACTACTGTTACTTGTTTGTTAGCCGGTTTGTTTTTACCGTCCACAGCATTGAATTCAATAGTATAATTGCCAGGAGCCAGTCCCAAAATACATTGTCCATTAGTGCGGCTGGCTGCTTTCCCTTGAATGCTCCAAGTGCCGTTGTCGGCTCCGGTAATATCCACTTGAATAGCTCCGGTTTTACAATAATCACCGGCCAAATCAAGTGATTCATTCTTTTGCTCATTACAGCGGAAGGCCTTTTCATGCCAGTCACGAATACGAGTGTCATATCCGGTTTGTAACCAGAATTGCCATTCGTTCGGATCTTCGTAGATATCGCGGATTTGGCAGAATTTGGTTGCTGCCTGTGTGTTGAATGCGACGTCCATATTTCCTTTCTTTTGTAATACCAGACGTGAACCTTGTCCAAGTGCTTCATGAGATACGATTTCCAATGCTGGACACATTGCATCTTCACGGAGCAATTCAATCATGCGTTGCATGGATGGATATTCCTGCATACGTAGTTTGTTGCGCAAAGCTGCACGTGCTGCTTTCAATACTGTTTCCGCACATTGTAATTGAGGAATACCTGACTTGGATGAACGCAGGTATGTATTTGCTCCTCCAATCCATTCAACTAGATTTTCGTATGCTGCATAGTCTGTGTCAGATGTCGGGGTAACAAAAAGACCTGATTGGGCGAAGTTGCCGCGAGCTGCGTTAACATCACCACCGGTAATCAGCATATCGATCTTAGTGAAGAGACCGTCAAATGCTCCGGACGGTGAGGAAGAGTCTTCGTCACGTTCGGCATGATAGAGTACATATACGACATCTTCAATGTGTGATTTTACTAACGTGAAAGCGACACGCGTTTCCAGTGGATGTTTTTTGTTAATGTTGCTAACCGGTTCGCCTCCTACAATCAGTAGTTCACCGTCATCATACTTTTGAGAGTTTTCCTTAGTGATGCAGACTACATCTTTGGGTTCGATAACTGAAGGTTCATAGCCAAGCAGTTTGTCAGTAAGGCGGAAATCCTTACCAATTTTGTAAGACTGGGTACCACCGGCACGACGACGTTCATTGATCAATGCGTGTTTGCCTTGCAGATCCATGACATTTAGTCCCAGTATAGCTGCTACTTCCTGCAAAGTTGCGAAAGGAAGAGCACGAAGACCCTTGTCATAAGTAACAAGAGTTTGGTTTAATTTAGATACGTCTATTAATTTGGGAGTAGACATAATTTTTAATAGTTAAGGGTGTGGTTACTAAAATTAAAGGAGACCGTCTTGTTTCAGACGTTCGGTGATGGCCTGATAATCTCCGGGATTTTTTTCGCAGAAGGTGGATAAATCATCCTTAGTTTCACTTGCTCCTGGTTCTGATTGCGGAGAGAGTCCGTTAGATCCGGGTGCAGGAACTTGCTTCAGGTTGTTTATCTGTTCTTTAAGTTGGGTGATTTCATCATCCTTCTGGGTACTTTCATTTTTGAGTTGCAAAATCTCCTGATCTTTGCTTTCTATGCTTGATTTCAGGGTTTTGATTTTGTGACAGAAGATGCAAACTTTTCATCTACGTCTTTCTTTGCCTCTACCAGTGAAGTGTGTTCACTCTTCAAACGATTGAATTCACCATGTAATGAATCCAATCTTTCTGCTGATAACTCGGTATTTTCTGCATCTTCCTTATTGATTTTGAAAAAAGAGAGAAAAGCCGGCCATGTTGCTTTGAGATTCATTTTATTTTTAGATGTATGATTGGATAATTCTGGCACGATATGCGTGTCCATACCCGCTGCCAGGAGAACGGATGTGGAACGGTCATAAAGACGAACGGCATTGGAGTTGGCGGGAATATCTACAATCGATGCTTCTCTCAACTCGCATTCAGTGACAGTTTCTCTGGTTTGACCAGGTAACAGAACATCTTTGTTTGCTGATGTAGCTATGATTTTAATACCCACACTTGCGGCATTGAAAGTCCCTGCTTCGTATTTTGCGGCAATTTCTTTTGATAAATCATCAACTTTGTCAAAAATAGGAATGGCA